GTCAAATACTACTAAAAACTTTTCAAAAATGCAACAAGGTATGGGTGGTCTTGTAGGTGCCTATGCTAGTCTTGCTGCCCAGATATTTGCTGTTTCTGCGGCATTTCAATTCTTACAATCAGCGGCTCAGCTAAAGAACTTAACAGCGGGACAAGAAGCTCTTGGAGCAGCAACTGGTACTGCTTACAAAACAATTACTGATTCAGTAATTGCAGCAACCGACGCTCAATTAGGATTTTTAGAAGCTTCCCAAGCAGTATCTATTGGTACTGCAGCAGGTTTAACAGCCAGTCAATTAACGGATTTAGCTACGGCCGCCAAAAATACTTCTGCAGCACTTGGCAGAGATTTGACCGACTCTTTTAATCGTTTAATTAGAGGTGTTACAAAAGCTGAACCAGAACTACTAGACGAACTAGGTATCATTTTAAGACTAGATACTGCTACTCGAAAGTACGCTCAAGCAGTCGGACAAAGTGTTACCGATCTGACAGCATGGCAAAGAACCCAAGCAGTAGCAAATGATGTGTTAGACCAAGCAGAGAGTAAGTTTGGAATGATGGAAGCCTTAATGGATCAAGATGCACTGGCTTTAAATCAGTTTGCTAGATCTTTTGATGAACTAGTAAACACTCTTAAAGAAGGAGTACTTGCAAAATTAGCTCCTATATTCAGATTTTTGACCGATAATACCCTGGGCTTGGTAGCGGCATTGTCTCTGGTAGCTTTACCAATTATAAAAGGGATCATCCCTAGTATGGAAGAGTGGGAAAAAAGCTCGAAGAAGAAAGCAAAACAAAGTAAAAAAGAAGCAAAAGATTATGGGAGGCGAATTGATGAGCAAGTAGAAGCCTTAACACGATTGAATATGGCGGAAGAAGAAGCAGCAGCCATCGCACAAGCCACAGCAGAGAGTAAAGGAACAGCACGCGGAGCAGATATAGATTTTATGACTGGTACGGGCGGAAATCAAAAAGCAGCAGGAGATACTCTTAGAGATGCAGAAAACCAACTGAAAAAACATGGCGAAATTCGTCGTGGTGCCTTACAAGGTTATAATAAAGCCGAGCTTCAAGATATGAGAAGGTCTTACGATCTGAGAGTTGCTCACGCCTCTAAAAGTAACAAAAAAATTCAGATGTTTTTTGGTGAAACAAAAATGAAGTTTAAAAAAAATCTATTAATAATGGGAAGAGAATGGAAGTTATTTACGGCTACTATGGCAAAAACAGCTAGATGGACCGCTGGCGTAATAAATAAAGCATTCTCAGCTATGAGCTGGATTGGTATGATTAGTCTCATTATTTCAGCAGGACAGTCTTTATGGGAGTGGATATTTCCAAAGCCAGCTGAACAAAAAGCAGCAGAAGAAACGATAGACACCCTAACAAAAAAATACGAAGGATTGGCTGGAGAGATGAATAACGCCGCCAAAGCCAGAGATAACATGGCAGTAGGAGGACAGGCAGCGATTAGTGAGGGAAGGAGTTTACAAAGTCTAGATCCTAAAAATTTCATCGAGCAGGTGGATAATTTGCAGAATTTGAAAGGTATGGATGATGTAGACGAGTTGCAGGAGAAGATGCTTGGGGTTGTGGACGCTGCGGCCGCCCTTAATCCAGAGTTTAATAAGTTAAAACCTAATATTGAAAACTTCGCAGGTCCAGTAAGTAGTAAGTTAAAAACAAGTTTAATAGAAACCTCCGCCGAAACGATTGATTTAGGGCAAAGAATTGAGCAGCTACCTCAAAGCCTTTCTAGAGCCGATAAAGCCTATACCACACTGATAGATTCTATGGTTAAACCTACAGGTGCTGAAACTCTTCTTGCTCAAGAAAACCGTAATATAAAAACTATGCAAGACGCCTCACTAGCAGCTTCCTTGCAAACTTCCCATGTTCTGGCAAAGACTGTAAATATAAGAAATACAGAAAACACTATATCAAAGGAAAGAATTGAGTTGGAGAAAAAATTGGCTGCGGGAGACAAAAACAAAGCAGATGGTGCTAGGCAAAGCGCCCTATGGTTAAAGGGGCAGCTAAAAGATCATAAGTTATTAGCGGATCTTTCGTTCTCAGCGTATCAGACCCACCTGCAAGGGCTAGGCATTACTACCAAGATCACAGAAGAAGACTGGAAACAAATGAAGAACAAGAAAGATATAGAAAAGCATCTGAAGGGCGCGAAGGAGGAAGAGGCAGAGATAAATGCTCTTCTGGAAAGCCGTGAAGGTAGGCTAACCAATATAGCAACCTGGCACACGGATATGAAGGCACTACTATTGACCAGACAAGCAGATGAGTTAAAGTCCATAAAAACCCAAACACTTGGACTCACTGTTGAAGGAAAGTTAGTTAATCTTAAACATCAAGAGTTCAATATAAATAAAAGACTTTGGAAAGCCCAAGATAAGCATACACAGGCACTAGCGATGCAAGCAGATGCACGGGATAATGCAAACGCATCATCCGCGCAAGCGGCAGCGGATGCTCTTGTCGTAGCAAATAGATTAGAAGAGGAAGCCAAGAATGAATTGAACATTCAACAAGCAATCGCACAGGTCGCTAAAGATAAGCTAGAATATCAACGTGCACAGTTGAACGTTCAAAAGCATTATTTAGCTGCTCTCGCCAAAGAGAAAAGTGAAATAGCGTCGATAGCCCTGGCTAGGGCTAATGCTGCTCATAAGGCAAAAATGGGAGGAGGAACCTGGAAATCCGTAGGAGAGCAACGTCAATCTAATGTAACTCAAGGAGAAAGGCAGCTAGAGGTAGATCAAGGTATACAGACCCGAGTAAATGACCTTTATAATCTAGAAGTACAGAGACAATTCGAAGAACTTAAGGGTATGAGGGGAGCTGAAGGCTCCGGGATAGCTGCATCTGTTACTGATGACGCTCTAATGACGAGAGCTACAGATTCGACTACCCTCAGCAAATTCGGAACAGATCTTAATGCTGCTAATGCTAAGGTTCAAAATACAAAGAATGATTTAGACTATAATAAAAATCTATTTGACGTGATTACTAATCAGAATGTAGCAGCCGCAGAGCAATTAAACATGAGAGCTCAAAGTAGTTTCTTTAATAAAGAAGAGCAACTATTTATAGATATGAAAATAGCGGCTATGGATAAGATGGGACCTTTAAATGAGGCGCAAGAAGCGAGTTTAAAAGAGCAAGCAAAGCAACAATATCAGTTAAATCAAATGATAGAAATGAAAAAAGGCATTTCAGAATCCATACTTAATAATATGGAAAGTGCTTTCATGTCTATAGTAGATGGGTCTAAGAGTGCTAAAGAAGCATTTAGAGACATGGCTAAAGCAATACTTGCCGATATTGCTAAAATGATAATTAAGCTGTTAATTCAAAAAGCAATAATGGCAGCAATGGGAATGGCATCTGGAGGAACAACTCCGTCCTGGGCAGGCTCAGGAGTAAATCAAGCACCTACAGTTGGTACGGGTGGAGGTGCTTGGGCAAAAAATGGCGGAGTATTCGGACCTAGAGGTAAGAATTATACTTCAGGGGGTATAGCTCGTGGACCCACTCAAGGATACCCTGCAACTTTACATGGAAATGAAGCAGTAGTACCTCTACCTCATAATAGAAAAATACCCGTGGAACTCATGGGAGGTGCAGGAGGACAACAAAATAATGTAAATGTAACTGTGAATATGAATGGAAATGGTGGAGATAATGCAGGTGGGCAACAGCAGGGAGATAGTCAGGCAGCCAATCAATTAGGGTCAGCTATTGCGAAGGCAGTACAAGTGGAACTGCAGAACCAAAAGAGATCGGGTGGTATTCTTAATCCGTATGGAGTAGCATAATGGCTATTGGTTTTACAGCAACTAATGTTACAGATAAAAAGATTATACCCGATAAAAGTTTATCTCGAGCAGTACAGCCAAAACTCAGAGTAGCGCAGTTTGGGGACGGCTATCAACAGAGAATAGTTGATGGAATTAATAATTTAGGTGAAACTTATACTATAAATTTTATGAACAGGGAAAAAACAGAAGCAGATGATATTATAGCTTTTTTTGATACTAAAGCGGGTGTCTCTAATTTTGATTTTACTATTCCAGACACCAACTCAACCACTACGGCAACTGCTAAAGTTAATGGGGCTATAAGCAATGCTAGTACAGCAGTAGTTCTAGATGCTGCCACTACTAATTTAGATATTTCTGTAGGAGCTACTGTTACTGGCTCTGGTATTTCGACAGACCCCGTAGTTAAGGTAGCGGCTATAAGTGGTATTAATTTAACTTTAGATACAGCTCAAACTATGTCTGATAATACTGACTTAACATTTACAAATCCCAATGAGCGCACCATGAAAGTAGTTTGTGATACTTGGAATATAACGTATTCAAACGGAGACTTTTATAACGTTTCTTGTAGTTTTAGAAGAGTATTCGAACCATGAGTAAAGAGTTAGCAGCTGATCTACAGAAACAAGAAGTTAATACCGGTTATTTAGAGTTTTATGAGCTAGAAATAGGATCTGGTAGTAATAATATTTTATACTTTCATGCCGGCAGAAACGAAAATAGTGCTAATATTACTTACGACGGCAATACTTATCTCGCATTACCAATATTATTATCAGATATAGAAGTTAGTTCTAGTGGGGCAATGAGTCGTCCAACTCTTACTATTGCTAATGTAGAGTCTTTAATAAAAAATCAATCAGTATTTAAAACCCAAATGGAAGACGGAACCTGGGATGCAGTAGTTGACGGAGAGGAGTTAACCTATACTGATTTCAGAATAGATGATTTAGTTGGATCAAAATTAATTAGGCGACGAACATTAGAAAAGTATTTAACAAGTAATCCTACTGTAGAGTTTAATAAAGATACCTATATAATTGATAGGATTCAGTCAAAGAATAACGTATTCGTAACTTTAGAATTATCCTCCCCTATTGATTTAGCAGGGATTAGAATACCCACTAGAGATGTAATTGGAAAGTATTGTCCTTGGCGTTATCAAGGAGCTGCTGCAGGCCTTACACAAAAGAGAGGTGCTTGTCATTGGAAAACACATAATCAATTCGTAGCAGCGGATGGGACTGCTAGTAGTGTTTTTGTAACTGTAGATGATGAGCCACTCTTTAAAGTAGTTCCAAGTGGTTATAGTGGTTCCGGCGGAATTCTTTCAGCAGGAAGCGGCTCTATTGAAGGAGCTACTTTTTTATGGGTATATAGTTATAATACTTCAAATAATTCCGGTGGTGGTAGGGCTTCATTAACTGCTACAACCCCTACGTATCAAGAGAATTATATTGTTTTAGAGCCTGTTGCAGGAGTGGCAGGTAATGCTAGAGTAGCTTATATATCTAAAATGGATAGTAATGCGGGGCCTTTAAATGATCCTGTTTATTGGGTAAGATGTAGGTTATATACTGTATGGAGTGATGCCCCTTCTAATACACAATTTACTATTAATACTGATGATATAAGAGAAAACTCATATGTGCTACATAATAATACGGTATGGCGAGCCACAAAAGCACACACTAAAAATTCTTCTTACGAACCAGGAGAAGCACCTAGTCATTGGGTTCGGGGAGATGTTTGCGGTAAGCTTTTAAACTCATGTAAGTTACGTTATCAAGCTCAAAAATTGCACACCGCCACGACTACTCCGGTTATGTCCACAGGTGTAGGGTTTAACTTTTTAACTTCAGCTAGTTTAAATACGGCTGTTCCTCTGCCTTTTGGTGGATTCCCAGGGAGTAGGAAGTTTAGATAGTGCAGTTTCTTGAAGATATAAGACAACATTTTGCAGATGAGTACCCAAGAGAAGGCTGTGGTATTATTACTGTAATTAAAGGGAAACAAAAATGGATACCTTGTACAAATATTGCAGAAGAAGATAATCATTTTATAATTGATACCAAAGAATATTTAAAAATTGCTCGAACTTCAGACATTATCGGAATAGTACATAGTCACCCCGATGAAAGTTCAGAACCGAGCGAACTAGACATAAATAATTGTAATGCTTTAGGAAAGAAGTATTACATATTTAGTTATCCAGAAATGGATTTAACAATAATAGAGCCAGAGACTGATACTACTGACTTATACGGAAGAGAATACGAATTTGGTGTTAATGATTGTTTTGAAGCAATGAGAGATTATTTAAATACAAAAGGAATAGAGCTCCCTCCCAGAGCGATGTTTGTAGAAGATTACTGGGATAAAGATATTGACTATTTTAATGATGAGACTATTGCGGAATGGGGACATGTTCCAGTCCCAGTAGAAAAAATACAAGAAAATGATGTACTAATTTTTAGAATTTTTTCAGCTATTAATAATCATTGCGGGGTTTATTTAGGTAATGAAGTGTTCTATCATCATGCAGAAAATAGATTATCATGTAGAGAAAGTTTATATCCAAAATGGAAAAAATGGTTAGTAGGAGCGTATAGATATGCAGCGTAGATTATATTTAGAAGGAGAAATTGGTGAAAAGTATGGGCACTCAATGGTGGTTCATGCCGAAAGTGTTAGAGATGCTTTAAGAATAGTAGAAGCAAATCATTCTGATTTTAAGCAATATCTTCTTGACTGTACTGAAAGAGGGGTAGATTTCGGTATTGAAATTGCAGGAGAAGAAATTGAATATGATGAAGAACTTTTTCTACCCTTAACAAAAGGCGACATAACTATAACTGCAATCCCCGCAGGAGGCGGAGGAAGTTTTGGAAAAGTGATACTAGGTCTTATGATGGTTGCAGCAATGGTCTTTGCTCCCTACGCGGTAGCAGGTGGAGCATTTGGTGTATCTGGGGGTGCAGTATTCGGCGCCGCCGTTACTCAGTATGGCCTCACCGGTGCTATTGCATTAGGGTTAGGCTCTTTAAATTTCATGGGTTTAATGGTGGCTATGGTAGGTGTTAGCCTAGCTATGTCTGGGCTACAAGAGATGATGGCTCCTGATCCATCGACAGATAATGATCAAGAATCATCCTATTTATTTAACGGAGCAGAGCAAAATTTAATTGAAGGAGACCCTGTTCCAGTATTATATGGCAGACTACAAGTACCTGGACAGCCTATTAATTTTGAGGTCACAAATGCACATAACGGTAATAAGTATTATACATATTCGTTTAATGGCTTATTCGGCGGACTGTCCCAGCAGGAAGCAATACAATGAGTAGAGGTTCAATAAAAGCTACAGATCGACGTAGAACCGCGGATGAGAATGTTCTTATTGATCAGGTATCAACGGGTGCGACGTATCAAACCGTTTCTGTAACAGATATTATTTCCGAGGGAGAGATCGAAGGTTTAGTTGACGGAGGAAACAGTATTTATGTAAATGGGGATCCTCTTTTTGCAGAAGAGGAGGTAGGAACCGTTCCTCCTACAACGGCTACTGCTTCAAGTACCACAACTTCTGGTAGTTTGACCACTGCCGTTAATTTATCAGAAAGTATTACTAGTCAACAACCTTTAGATGTTGATGGCGGAAAAAGATTTTTAATAATCAAAAAAGCTATAGAAACTACTGTTACGTTATCAAATGCGGAAGAGATTTCTATAAATGGTGCAACCGCGAAACAAGGTTTCCAGGTAGACATGACCGCCCCCTCAGCTTTATTTAAGCCGGCTTATAAACATGAGCCGTATTATGAAAACAGCGTACTTCAATTAAAAAGTTTTAATCGAGAATCTGTTGCAGATCATGACGTTGAGGCAACGTTAGAAACAGAGGAACACTATTTACATAGCTACATAGATGTAACTGGAAGTTCGGATACGGCCACTGCAAAATTTATAATTGGTATAGGTCCAGGAAACATGGATTATTCTGTAGAAACAGCAACAGGTAATTCGCATTCATTAACTCTAGACTTATGGTTAGAAATACACGCAGTTAGTGGGTCTACAATAACTTTAAAGCAGGCGCCTCCTATTGCTTTTACTACTAAAAAGTTTGAAATCACAGAAATTCTTCAAAGAACAGACGAATATACTAAGAAAAACGACCAAGCTAGTTACCAATTTCGAACTGGAACGTTAAATCAGCCTCCAATGACCTATCTAAATGGAATAGGATCATCCAGTGTTGCTCTTACTGTTCCTTCCGGCCCTCTTGAGAGAGGTGAATATACAAGTGCTACTGCTGGAAGTGTTACTTCAAAGAGTATTACTACTGCTAACTTAACAGGGGCGCAAGCTTCAGAAATAGATCAAGTCAGATTTCTTATACAGTATGGAAACGGATTATACCAATACCACAGAGAAAAAGGAGGAGATCGACACTCAGGAGTAGGTTATAGAGTAGAAGTCGGTATTAAAAGGGGCGCATCAGAAGATATGGTATGGACCGTACTGGGCGGAAACCTAAAAGCAGGCACTTTTAAGCAATCGGATACAGCAGCCTTTGTTGGAGAAGACATTGTAGCTCATGGCGCTTTATTTAAAGGAGCCCTGAGCTATGAGTATGTGATTGACCTACGCCCGTTCCAACCTTTCAGTGATTTTTCCATAAGGATTACACGTCTAACTAACCATGGTGCGGCAGGAGTATACGAAGACCCTCATTGGTGGAATGATAGTAGAACAGAAAAATTAGAAAAAGCAGCAGAACATTGGGACGGAGTACTAGCTTCTCAAATTAGTTCAGCCACCGGCATAATGTTAGAAAACCTTAATTTTCCTTATACTGCTATGGCAACAACTCGCTTTAGCTCCAAACAATTTCAGTCCGTACCTAAAAGAACTTATGATGTTAGAGGTATAAAAGTCCTTGTTCCTTCTAACTATGTTACTCGAGAAGAAAATACTGCTGAAACAACACACCCCGGACAGGCAGCCGTATACACTAGAAATACTAGTACTAGAGCTATTGAAACCAATCTTCAACCTTGGGACGGGGAATTTAGAAAGAATTTAAGTGGAGAAAAATATGAGAAAGTATATACCAATAATCCTGCTTGGGTCTTTTATGATATTTTAGTAAACGATAGATATGGACTAGGGGAGTGGTTAAAAGGTACCGATATTGATAAATATTCTCTTTATAAAATTGGAAGATATTGTGATGAATTAGTTAATGATGGAAAAGGGGGAAAAGAACCTCGTTTTACTGCTAACTTATACTTACAAAAAGCTACAGATGCTTATAAAATCCTCAAGGATATGGCTACAATTTTTAGAGGGATGATATATTGGTTAGGTTCAGAAATAGTCCCGGTTATAGACGAAAAGAAATATCCTGTTTACAACTTTTCAAAAGCAAATGTTATAAATGGAGAGTTCAGCTATGAAAGCACGGGTAGTAAAACCCGAGCCAATCAATACATTGTTAGTTGGAATAACCCCGATGCAAATTATAAGCTAGAACCTATAATTGTTGAGGATCGAGCGCATATTATCACTTCAGGTAAAGTGGTTACGGAAAAAGCAACTGCTTTTGGCTGTACTTCAGAAGGTCAGGCAATACGGTATGGACGATGGAAATTATGGACAGCAGTTAATCAAACAGAAGTTGTTGGATTTAAGACAGGAATTAACGCTGGGTTCTTACAGCCTGGAGATATTATTAATGTTCAAGATGCAGACGAATTCGATATTCCTTTTAGTGGTCGGGTAAATTCTTATTCAGAAACTGGGTCTTATACAGTAACTTTAGATAGAGATATTGATGCAAACCTGATCTCTTCAGGCTATACATATACAATAGCAATAGTTATTCCTAAAAAAGCAGCAGTTCTTAATCAAGATAGCGCCACTATCGGAACGGTAGCTTATGCTAGAGGAGATATTGTTAATCAAGCCAGATTAACACATGGAGGTAGCCAAGCAACAATAGTTGTAACTAGTGATGATACTACCAACCTGAATGTAAATAATGCTTTAGATGATTCCAACGAATCATTATCTTTATCTTTACAAGAATCCACGGTTGTTCAAGAAAGAAGTTTGACAGGATCTACTACAATTAATAGCGTGGATTATACTTTTCCCGCTTCCGCTGTTGATGGGCGAACCACAGTTCAAATAACAGAAGCATTAGAAGAAGATGCAATGACACATTTACCTGA